AAGTTTTCAATTTCGCCCGCGTAGTCGGTGTTTGTAATGTCTTCTACAACCGAAGCACGACGGAAGAACTTGAGAACCTTTTGGCTAAAGATTTCCGGTGCGAAGTTACCGGAAGGCAGGTTACCATAACCTGCAGCAGTACCAAATGCCATTGGTTCTTTTCCTTCCCTCTGTTTGAGGATTAGTTGTTAGGGTCGATCCGTCCCTCTCGACGTGCAGTGTCCAATTCGCTTTCCAGCTTTTCGAACTCCCACGGCTTGAGATTGCGGATTTCAGAAGCCTTCCAAATGCGATTTTCTCCGCTTTCTTCAGATGTAATGTCCCTAGCTTTAGGGGCACGTACCGAAGTTGCAGCATCGGTCTTCGCCTTGTTAGTCTTCTTTTTTGAAATTCCTGCGTCTGCTTTATACAGATCAAGAACTCGTGAAGCCCAACGAGCGTCGGTATTGTTATTGTAAATACCATCCGAAATAGATTCGGGTTGCTCTTGAAGCCAAGCTAAAAACTTTTCGTCCGATTTGATCGTATCGAAGTCCGGATGATTAGCTGTTAGTTCGCGGTAAGCTGCCTGTACTACCGTTTCCTTCTCACGCTCTTTAATGACTTCCAATTCTTTCTGGAGTTCGGTGGTGCGTTCACTGGCTTGCATTGCTGCTACAGTTTCCACAACTCCGTACACGTCAGGATATTGCGCTTTGAATTCTTCCAACTCTTCAACTGTCTTTGGCATGGGCACGTTTGCCTGTTTAGTTGCCGCTTCTAGTTGTTGTCTTTCCGCTTGAAATTCTGCAAGTTTTGCATCGTAGTGTCGCTTCAAGTCATCGTATCGTTTTTTGTAGTTATGATCCGGTTTCTCTTGCGTTGTTTCTGCAAAGCTAGTAGATTCAGGTTGGTCGGTATCTTCGCTTGCTTCTACCTCTGGGGTATCGTCGTCGTCTATGTAAACGTCCTCACGATAGTTGCCTTTGTAGAGAGTCTCGCTGTTGATAGTTCCGAAAGAGTCGTTCGGTTTGTTGGCTCTTGCGCCACGTACTTGTTTTGCCATTTTGTTACCTCTTCATAGCGGGGCTACTTTGGCTTGTAGGTAGCCGCTTCGGTTGTGTCGGGGCCGTTGTTAACGGGTAGCCGACGAATCTTTGCGTCTTTGTTGTTCTACAAAGTATTTGGGATACTTTTCTTTCGCATCTACTCGTTGTAGATTACGATCTAGCATACTTCTTAAAAATCCTTGTTCATACGTTTGCGAACCTATTGTTTCAGCAGGGGCAACAACGTCTTCTACATCAGATGCAGCAAGTGCTATCCTATACTCTACAGTTGCATCGCTATGTATTTTTTTAAGAGTCTTAAGATTATCTTTTACATAGTTAAGATATTGTGCATTTAATTCTTTATCGTTCGACAGCCCAAATCTCACGTCATTAAAATCATCATCTGATAAAGCGTATAAATCAGGATATTTTTTCTCCAACAGTGCTGGCTGAGAATAATCAAAGTAACTTTTTACAGAATCGGGCAAGTAGTATCTCGCCCTTCTTCGGGCAAACTCTAGTCCTTTTATTTGCTCTTTTACAGAACCCTTTTCTACAGTTTTTAAAGTGTTGTCTATGGCATGTAGAGTTAGTGCAGAATGATTTTGATCTGGTAGGTAGTCATTTGCTTTAGACATTAGATTACTTATTTGAGACTGTAATTCTTCATACTCAGCACTGCCAGATCTTGTCTCCTCTCTCAACAATTTAAGTTTTTGAATATCTTCCTCTATTGCTGGGGGAATAAACATGCCATCGTAACTAAATGCCTCAACTAATCCCGATCCACTTACAGGCAAATTCCTTTCAAACTTTTTTTCAAACGCTCTGTGTAATATTTCGTGATACGCTGTGTCTTCTGGGGTGCTGCCTAAATACTTGGACCCTCTAGTGGCTATTTGTATGGTGTCATCCTGTGTGTTATACTGACCTGCTAAAAGAGGATGTCCTATACTTTCTTCGTATGTAATATCAGGTATTTCCGTAAAGTAACTTATGAGTTGTGCATCAGCAAGAGGAAACACCTTGTTTAATCCCCTATTTTTAAAAGATTCAATTGAATCCATAGGGTCCATAAACAACCCCTCTTCTATGTAGCCGCTGCCTGTTCGGTCTTTAGCCATCATGCTCTGGGCGTACTCTACATCTCCCATGTGAATGTACGGTTGTTTTTGTAAAAATGATTCCTGTTTTTCTATAAAGGCTTGTTGATCTTTTGACGTGAGAGGTGATAGTTCGTACTCGCCTGTTTGTTCGTTGTATCTAGCAAGTCTATCTCCTCTGTTTATTTGTCGTGATTTAGGTAAATCATAAAAAACAAACCCGCCCTGTTGCATAGCCTGTCTGCGATCTACTTCTGGCTTGCCCTTGTCGTTTTCTTTGTTGAGAGCATCATACCCACCAAACTTGTCAATGTCGTTTACGTCAACTACGTATTCGCCTTTTGACAGGGCCACTTCCATCATCTTGCCGCCCTTTGCAGCTTTCATCTTTTGTGGACCTTTTGGTAGCTTGCCTTCTTTTTGCAAGCGTTCTGTGGTCGGTGCGTTGATAACAAACGAACCCACACGCACACGATGGTTTTCTGTGTCAGCTACGGTAGTCCCTTTTGCGTAAGCTTGCGGTGGGCCGTCTACAAAGCCCGTAGACTGGATCGGGTCTTTTTGGGCAGTACCACCCTCTGCAAAGCCTACAGTGCCCCCAGCGGCTCTTCCGCCGCCGTAACCGGGACCACCACCACCTCCATACGGACTTTCTCTAGGACTGCCTTGATTATCGCTTTGTGCATCTTCCCTCTGAGAACTTTGATTAGTAGGGGCCGCTTTAGCTTGTCGGTCCGCTTCCGCTTGCTGTGATGCGGCCCTCATAGAATCTGCCTGTGCAGCTAACAGGGCGGGATCAACATACTCACCAGCAGAAGTTGTTACAAAACTATCGCCACTTGTAACGGGTCTGCCAACACTGTCCTGAACAATGTTCATGTTTCCGCCGGATAATAATGAAGAACTTCCGTCTGGTGCCTCTTCAAATGCTGTGTATTGGGCCATTCTTTCATCAAAACTAATTGTAGGTGGTGCGGGTTCATCTGATGGTGTCCCAACAGAAAGTATGTTTTGCCCAAGCTGATATCTTTGTTGGGCTGTTAAACCTTGAGGAAGAACGCCAGACAAAACAGTAGACCCCCCAATAGGTCCGGGACCAACTCCTACTACTCTACCGTTCAGCATAGCTAGTCCGTAACCTTCTTCTCCCGCTTGTATTTTTTCGTAGATGCGCTCAAGATTTGCACTACTAAGCGCACCACCTATCTGTGAAAAAGCACCAATTCCTCCGGGAAGTAACCCAAATGATTGAGGTGCCCCGTAGCTTACTCTACCAGTTATAGGATCAATAGTAGGTTTGCTACCAAATGCTTTGTCAAAACGTCCTTGTTCGGGAGCAGTTGCCCCTTCTGTTCTGTATATTCTTGACACTTCAAATGGGCCTGAGTAACCTCTAGGTTCATTATTAGATTCACGAGTAGATGCAGCCGTTGCTTGAGAACTGCTAGCAGGGTTTGTGGTTACAGTGCGACTACCAAACTTTTGATATCCAATGTCCATACGTTCATCGTCACTAAACGGGGTTGGCGCACTTATAGCAGGGGCACTGGGTGCCAACGCTTCTCCTGCAAGAAGCGAAGTAACATAGTTTTGTATGGGCGAATTAATTGCCATTCTTTACATCCATAGCGGCGTCAAAGTCCGCCTTCAGGCCCTTGATCTGTTCCAGTGAAGTTATCTTCCCCTGCAGCCGGAACACTTCCAGTTCCGATTGTGCCGCCACCAACCCCCGAAGCGTCATCTGGATTTGCTCCTGCAGGTACTCCTCCAGACTGTCCCACGCCTCCTTGTTGGCTACCAGCGGGCTGACCTTGCTGGCTTGTTTCCTGTTGAGCATTGGCTAGTCCCTTCAACATCTCTGCAAAAATCTGCGCTTCATTCATATCGTTCACAAGGCTGTCAGGATCGATGTCCTGTGCGATAGCCAATTCACGCATGAGGTTTGGTATTTTAATAAACGGTGCCAACATAGGATTGGACACGGTTTGTAAAAGTGTTGTTAATCGTTGACTACGCACTTCCTTCTGCATCACTGCAGCTACACCACGAGGCTTAATCTCTAGGTCACCCTCAATCTCTGGTGAACTTTCGTTGAATTGCATGTTCCATTGAAAATATGCTTCGCCCAATGGCTTGAGAAGCTGGTCGTCAATATTCTTGATAACTGTCTTCAAGGACAAACTGGCTCCACCAAGAAGCATAGACAGTCCGGATGCCGTGCGTCCTGTGCCAGCTACGCCTGTTTGACCGTGCATGATTGACGGTAAACCTGTTTCTTCGTCGGCAAGCTGCCGTGATATCTGATACATCTGAATGTTTTCAGGTGCAGTATTAGGAAACTTGAGGCCGTTGATGGCTGTGCCTGTTACACCGGATTGACGACGGAATATCTTTCCGGGGAAGATGTCCATGTTTTGTCCGGGAACAAGGGACGCTTCATCCACGTCGAACACAAGGTTGCCAGCAAGAGCAAGGTTGTCAATTGCCATACGAACGTGACCATTCATAAGCAGTTGTGCGTCTTCCATGTTCTCTGCAACACCAACACCCCACACTTGATACGGGTTGATTTCGTATGGAAACACTTGGTAAGGTATGCGGGCTGGCGTGAACGGGTTCATAACGCAACGTAGGATCATGGTACCACATGCCCACACGTTTACCTGCACTTGCTCAAACTCACTCATGTCAGCAGGAACATCTAGTCCTGCTTCTCGTGCCAGCTTTGCATCTAGGAAACCCCAATACTCAAGGACTTCATACCTGCTGTCACCGACGTACGGTTCAGTCTCTTCTTCACGAATAGTATCTTCGTAGTATTTGTCTTCGTAGTTTGGTCCTTTTGCGAGGCACTCTTCAATAGCGTCAGCGTAAAAGTGAGGCTGTGAGATAAGGTTACGAAGCTGTTGGCGATTCATACGGTGTCGTTGGATAACGTATTCGCAGTCGTCTATGCTTGTAGCAGAGGGATCAGGGTGAAAATCCCACGGGGATACATGTTCGATGCGAGGAACAATGCGTTCGTAAGGACTATAGGTGCGTCCCTCCGGTCCTTTTTCCCAACGATGTATTCGTTTGTAATGATTAAACGGTCCCTTTACAATACCTGTACCCAACAACGCAGATTCAAAGATTGCACTGCGTAGTACATTTACTGCACGAGTATCAAGAAGCTGGTCGTGAACCATCTTCTCCATGTTAAGTGCAGCCTTCTGTGCAGGACTGATTTGTGGCTCACCCATACGAGATGGGCCTTCAGACAGGGGCGCATCACCATACTGCCCAGCAAGTCCACCTAAAAAGTCACCAGAGGCAGGGGTAGCTTGCGTAGCACCAAACGGTAACTCACGACCATCCCCTTGAAAGCCGTATGGGTCTTCTGAGGGTTGCATCTGATCTAGCGGAGTAGTAAGGTGGGCAAACTCTGCTATACCTTCTGGGATTGGAGTCGGCTCTATGACCAGTGGAAACTTTTTGTTTGCAAACAGAATGTCTACAATTTGACCGTACGCAGCAAGAACTTTAGTCTTGGTGATCTTAATAAACACCCTAGACTTTTCACTGTCACGATATTGTGTAGTAGAATCATAGATACCGCGAAAGTTCTTATACGCTCTTAGCCATCGCTGTTCGTACGAGAATCGTCCGTTCTCTGCATCGTCGAACCGTGCTTGAACGTACGCAGCCAACCCCGGCATTTGCTCTTCGGGTTCAAAGACGGGTACGGCGGTATCGTCCGCAGGTTCTAAAAAGTTATCGGCCATGTCGCTTCCCTAGTAGTCGCGTTCGTCTGCCATCTTAAACAGTGAAGCTTCCACAGTTGGTTTGGTTTGTTTCTTGGGCATAGCTTCAATCATCGGTCCAGTTTGGACACGAGTATCAAACTCTAGCTTTTCGCGGTAGAGTGTAGATGCGCCTTCGTCTTTATCAACGCTTGTCTTGTCTGCGTTCATAATATACGCTGCGCCATAGTTATAGTTATTGTCTGGCATTACTGCCTCCGTTTGTTGGGTTGTTAGCGGACTACGCCGCCGTAGAGAAACGATGGGGCTTGTTCCATCGCGGTTGTTTCCCCCCGCATTGCATTGGCACGGGCTTCGGGAACTGGTACAAATCCGGCTGCTGCCATAGATGGGCGAGGCGCAACGGGATCAGGAATGTTAACTGGGGCTGATGGTTGTTCCATTTGTCCTGTAGTTTGTAAGCTTTGTGCTACTTCAGGATCGTCAGCAGCCATTCTTTCAATGGGACGAGAAGACATAGGGTCTGCCACTACTGGCTGTGGTGGTACGGGGGATACAACGTCTGCTGCTGTCATAGCTGCACCACCTGCAGTTGCCAAACCTTCAGACACTCCCATGCTTCTTAGCTGTTCACGAGTGGACATACCTTCTTGTGCAGACCCTACAAGACCTAAACCTTCCAAACCAAATTCTGCGGCTTTTGCTACTTTGCCGAATCCGGGCACAGCAGCTAATGTGGTCAATGCTCCCATAGCAATATTTTTAATTGTGTTAGGATCAGGCTTGGGAACATTTTTTGCCATATCTAAGATTATGTCTAGTGCTTCTTGGCCTTTGCCCACTGCGCTTCCGCGTTTTGCGTCTATGTTTGCCTCAGATTGTGTTTGTGCTATCTGGGCTTCGCCTTCCGCAACAGTGGTTGCATCAACGATTTCTTTTGGCATACCTGCAGCACGTTCGGCAGTAGCAGCCTGTTGACGTACCCCAGCCTCAGCAGTGGTTGCTCCTGCTGTTGCGGTACGAGCCTGTAACTCTGCACTCTGGGTGTCTAGATATTCGTCAGCAAGTTTGGCCCTCTGATCTTCGTCGAGTAAATCAGTCTCAAGTCCTACCTGCCCTCCCTTTGTAGTGGCGAATCCTGTTTTTGCAAAAGCTTCTGGATTTTGTAAAACAGCAGGAAGTTCTTCATTAACAATGACGCCAGCATAGTTATTTGCAAGTTCATCGTTTGGCTTATGACCCATCAAGCCTTGAACAATGTCCCTGTTTACTTTCATGTCTTTTAACATGTAGTGAGGAACAATAGAACGAATTGCGGAAGGAGTGATCACAGGCTTTTGATCAATACGAATGACCTTACCGCCCTCTTCGACTTTCACATCAGCTAGGGGGAGAACATCAGAAAATTTTTCAAGACGTGTACCTACGTGATTGTTAAACGCTGCGTTGAACTTATCCGCATCCACACCAAACAAAGAACGATCATTTCCCGACAGGGGTACAGATTCATCATTCAATGCTTCTAGTAACAACTGTCCTACAGGAGAATCAGATTTAAATTTAAGTTCTGGCCTTCCCTTGTGATCTTTTCCTGTTGTTATCTTGCCCTTTACAGTAACAACATCTCCGCTAACTACAACGTCACTTGCTTTAAGATTTAAAAGTTGTTCTGGACGCTGGAATGTTGTTCTGTGGTATTCAATAATTCGTGCTGTTTTTTCATCGTAGTTTGCGCGAATCTCAGGCAGGGCTTCATCGTAAATAGCATCTAGGTCTGCTTTAGGTAATGTTCCCTGCATAGGGCGTTCACCAGCTAGACCCGTGCGCTGTGTTCCCATAGGGTTACCAGTGCCAGCAAGTCGAGGATACATGTCCTCTTCGTTGCCATCTATTACTTCAAAAAATCGTTCAATTCGTTTTCCCTTGAGGGAACTGAAAAATATATTTTCAAATGTTTGATAGTTGTACGCACGGCTAGACATGTCAGGGGAGCCGTCACGCCTAAACAAAAACACAATTTCCGGCTGTCGCATATCCTTTAGCGGAGTGTCTATTCCCAGAGGGAAAGAATCGGGTGCTTGTTTTTGCAACAGGGAAAGACTGTTCTTTAATGTTTGTACTCTATTACGAGCAGGATATTTCCCTTGCTTATTTTTTACGTTATAGTCCTCTGTCAAAGGCACACGAGAATCTAACGCAAAGTCTATAGCCTCCCCTACAGTGAGAGTACCGTCTTTTGCTTTCGTTATGATTTCGCTAGATAGCTGTTGAAAAGTTTTCTTTGCCATTTAGTATCCGAATACTTCGTCTTGTACTTTGTGAACGTGGTTTTTTATAGAGCCTAGTTGCTGGTGTATAGAAACGTAACCACTCATGCGTGTCATCATTCCGTAGCGCAAGGCATCGTATGCGTGATCCTCTGCCTTCGTATCTACGTCTTCGCTGTTTGTTTTGGAAAGAGGAATGCCAGCAATCTGCTTGACGATGTTCTG